ATTTTGGTATAAAATCTTTATTACAAATAATACAATTTTTACTTTCAAATATCTTTTTTCTTGAAATTAATTCAAATTCTCTTTGGCATTTAATATCACAATATTTTTTATATTTATTGCCCCATTTATTTGTTATTTTATTACAATTTTTACAATTCATGTAACAAAGATACTAAATATATATTACATCTATTATTTTACTTCTGCATACTTTCGTATGGTTTTTCAAATTAATATGCCTTTTGCTTGTGTTTTACTATTTATTAGTTCTATCTCTCTACTATTATTATCGTAATGTGTTCCTATCCCTAAATGCTTAATAGTTTCCCATTTATAACTCCCATTAGTAAAAATAACTTTAGAATGATTTATGCCTAATTTATCTGCTACCTTATAAACTTCTGCACCTGCTGAATGCTGCCGTCTAGTTATTATATAAACAGATTTACCATCCTTTATATCCTTTTGAGCCATCTTAAATCCTCTATCAGTACTTAATGTATCATCAAAATCATAACTAATATTATTACTATCAGCAGCATAAGCACCAGATGCTAATATGGCTGCCCATACTTTATTGGCTTTATCTTGTGTATCATAAATACATGCACCTTGTCCGATTCTGTATTTTCCGTTTGAGCATTTAATTACAGGCATTTACTATAAATATTAAATCTTTCCTCATTTACCAAGTCAAAATTATAATGCTTATTGCAGTATTCAAATAACTTCCTACCGCTTTCTTCTCTCATATCCTTATCGTTTACTAGATTGTTTATGTGTTTTACCCAATCTTTTTGGCTTTTTACATAAAATACAGGTAGATTTTTATATGGATGCACATCTGAAACAATGCATGGGTTTTTCATCGTAGCATTTTCTAATACCTTTAAATTGCTTTTCATAGCATTAAATCTAGTATCTAACAATGGAATAATACCTATATCTGAATCTGAATAAGCACCCATATATTGAGTAACTCCTGCATAGTTATAGATGATAGGATTCAATTTTAAACTATTAGTAAATGCTATTATCATTTTATCCCAAACTTCTTTCTCATTACTATTGTAACCTGACATTATAGTTTTTACTCCCTGTAATCTCTTAAAAGGATTCCTAATAATATTTATATCAGCTTCATGTGTTCCACTACCACTCCAGAATAATCTCACTAAATCACTTTCAGTCTTTTCTCCTAGAAACTGCTCCTTTCCATAGGGTAAACAATTAGGTAATATTTCTACATTAGTATTGTACTGCTTAACTTCTTCTGCTAACCTTTCATGGGTAACAGTACAAAGATTAGCAATTCGCAAATAACTAATAATTTTTTCCGTTATTCCAAATTGTTTATATCTATCTGCTAAAAGATGATGTGGGTCTAACTGCCAATGATCATCATTATCTACTATTAATTTAAAACCATACTTATCTCTCCATGCTTCTATCTGCTCTGCACTAATCTCATTCAGCATCCTATTTATAACTAAAATATCAAAACCTTTTTCTAAAACTTCATCATTCAATACATCAGTAATATAAGCATACTCCTTTCTCATGTTTACTATTGGCATCATTATTCTATGATAACCAACCCCAGAATGCTTAGAAGTTATAGCAAGTATTCTCATTTTTTTTTCTTTTTACTTGCCACCTCAACTGTATATCCGTATTTATCAGATATTTCAGTTAATGCTTTTGTTTGCATTGCTAACTGATTCGCTATAACTAATAACTTATAATTACCATACCAATCATATAACCTTTTAATACAATCAAATACACATGCATTGCACCAAAGAGTTAAAACAAAATCGGCATTAACATACTTTCTATAAATATGCTCATACATTCTTAGAATATCAATATCAATATTAGAACAATATCCATTTAAAACGCATTCGTAATTAGCTATATGCAGTTCTAAAAAATTCTTGTGGTCTATTTCCAAAGTTTCCATGCTAATTTATTTATTATTGGTGCTAAATATCCTGCAATAAACATATAACTCATTATTGTTACAACCCATACCGGGCAGAAATATAAAACTAATCCCACCCATGCAGCTAAACAGGATGAGCAGTTAAAAGGTTTAAAGTTCAATTTCCATTTAATATGCAACTGATGTATATCAGTAAAAAATAAAGCAAAGCAGATGGCAGTAATAATAATCATTTTCGTAGTTTCTTTTTAAGTTGGTTTTTAGTTAATTTTAAAGTCCGTATAATACTCATGTATGGAATACCTGTATGTCTGCTTAACTCTTTTGCGTTACCATTAAATTGCAAAGCATATAATCTTAAAATGTCTGCACAATACCAATGTAACTTATTTACTTCCTTATCTACCTTATCTAATAAATCTTCATCTCTCTCATGTACTGCTGCTTGTGGCTCAAATTGCTTCCTAAAAGTCTTATAAAATTGGCTAGTATTACTCTGCATCATGTTCAGCATTGTTCTTACCAAATAAAACCTAATAACCCCCCGATCAAACATATCTACCAACTTAATTTCATCCATCTCACACAACACTACAAAAAGTTCAGACTTTAAATCCTCTCTTAGTTCCTCTGGATGCATTTTTTCAATAGCATCATTTAACTCTTTGTTTTCCCAAAGTTGTAATATTATCTTTTGTTTGTTCAATTAAGGTAGGTTTATTACTCATTTCCGTACAAATATAAACTAATCCCCCACAATTTATTATATCTTTTATTCTTTCAATTTGTTCAATACTCAATCTATCCCCTATCTTTTTAACTTCTACTGCTAAATAAACTCCTTTATCTGTATATCCTTGTAGGTCTAACCAACCTTTCTCAATAGTTCCTTTCCTTTTTCCATAAGGTATATTATTAACCCGGTTAATTCTACAATTTTGTAGCAGGAGTTTTTTCTTTGCCCATTGCGTTAACTCGTTTGCAGTTAGTTCCATTTATTACTTTGCTCTAAACATTTAATACAAACTCCTTCAATCATTAATATTTCATGTATTCCGCAAATCATAACTTATTTTTTAAATATTCAATAGCAGCACTTTTATGTTTATCTCTATCAAAATTCATTTCGCTAATTCTAAAATTTACAGGAATACATTTTATCTGTGCTTCATACTCCTCATTATGATTTACTAATGCTTCATGCCTATCTTGTCTGTATACTTCTAACATTTCAAAAAAAGTAGGCATATCCATTCGGTCATAAATCTTTCCATATTTCGCTTTTTGTAATCCATCCAGAAATAGCATTATGTCCTGTATAGCTAATTGGTCTTCATTTGCTGAATCAATCAAAGCTAAAGCAAGTTCTATTACTTGGTCTGCATTCATTCCTACTCTCAAATTCAAGTTTGAAAGTGTTTTAGTAATAATCTTTGCTAGAAGTACCAAAATTTTGTCTTGTCCATATTTTGATACTAACATAGGTAACCTATCCTCTTTAGGAATTTTAAGCACCTCTAAATGCTTAGGATGCCCATTTTCTTTATACCTACATAATTCATTATGAATTTCTCCGCTACTTCCCTTTGCTAAAGTGTTTAGAAAGTGCTTCGTTAATTGATTGTTCTGATAACTTGTTACTTGCATTTGGTTTATAATTTAAATCTATGAATTTTCCGTTTTTTAAATCTGATGCCATAAAATTTCTAGCAGTTGCTACCCAATCTATTTTTTTATTTAAATTTGCATTGCTCCAATTATTAACTATCTCATGGTAATAATCAAAGTTAGCACTTTCATATGGTGTACCTGCAAATGCTAATTTAAACTTTTCTATATTAAAAACTAAACTTTCTGAAAATAAGTGTAATTCACCTTTACTTATCTTTACTTTACTTTCTTTTACTTTACTTTCCTTTACTTTACTTGCATTGCTTGAGCATTGCATTTGCTCTGCATTTGCATATGCATTTGCATTAACTTGTTGGTTATTAATACCTTCCCATCTGATTTTTGCAGCATTTCTTGCTCTTTCTGTCTTTTCTACATAAGGTTGCAGGTAAAAAATCTGCTTCATACTAAAAAAACTTCCATCGTTATCTATCTGGAATAATTCATAATTACAAATAACAGTTTTAAGTTTTTGCTCCGATGTTCCAAACTCATCAGCCAATAAATCTACATCTTTCATTGGATAGCGAAAATCCTGTTGCTCCCTTAATACCTCCAGAAGCATAAAATAAATACCATAACCTTCGACTCCGATTTCTTTAATAACTCTTTTTAATTTTCTATCATGCCTTGCATTAGCAAAGTGCGGAAAATAAAATGCATCCTTTTTCATAATTTAAAAAATAAACCCCATCATCTACGAAATGACAGGGTTATTAATTATTAACCACCAAACACATAGATAGTTCGTAGTATATCTATGTGCCTTTTTACAAAAATACAACTTATTCAATATAAAAATCTAACTCTCGGCAAATAAGTTCTATATTTTTTCTATACCATGCTTCCGTTTCCATCATATCATTACATTTTTTGATAGAATTTATAGCAGTAGTATGGTGAGATTGACCGCATAAAGCACTTATCTCCGATAAAGAAAGGTTAGTATATTTTTTTAGTGTCCAAGCAGCAGCATGTCTACCAAAGACTGTATTTTTTCTTTGGTTATTAGCCATTACATCAGATTCAAAAATATCATTAACTAACTCCACTATTTTATTAGCCTTTAAATTAGTTTTCTTCTCTGGTTTCTTTTCTATTAAATTTAATTCTAACATAATATCTGCTAACATTTCGTAAATACCTTCCTGCTGAAGATAAAGTGCTTTTAATTTCTGTGGACTAATTTTTCTTAACATCTAAAATGGTAAATCTTCTTTTGGTTTAACACTATTGTTTCCTTCTAATTTTACATAATTATTTTCATAAACTGAAAATGTAGTATAACCATATTTATCAATGTTTTTACTTTCCCAACATGAGTATTTTAAATATGTTCCATCAGCCTGTGCTAATGCTAATTCTAATACCTCACCTTTAGGTGTTTGCTTCTTTTTAAGGTAGATTCCTTTTGCAAATTCTTTCATTTATTTTACTTTTTTTGGGATGAAATACTTAGATACATATTTAGCTTTTTTCTTAGTTCCTACATTTACGTTCTCACTCTGGATATTTAATCCATTGGCTCGTAAATCAAAAATAATACTTGCTAACCTTAATGAGCCAAACTTTCTTAAAGCTTCTAAAGGTGTAATCGTTGCACCTGTTAATAGGTAGGTGCTAACCATTTGTCTTTGATTCATCGTTATCGTTTTGGTTAAAAAATACTGCTTTAGTTGTGGAGTTGTTCTCCCAAAAATCTAAAAATAATTGTATCTCAAAATAGGCTGCTTCATTGTACCAACAATAGTGGTAAACCTTTGCAAGTAATAGCTGCCTTTCCATTGGTGTTAAATGCATCATAACTGATTGTTTAATAAAGTTGTTTTTGCTTTTATATACTCACTCGCTTTATTGATAGTACTTATCTTACAAGCTAACTTATCTTTCTGCTGAGAATCATACTTAGAACTCTCCAGAATAGTAATTAAATACATTCTATCTTCTTCGCTAACTTCCTCAACAGGTGCAGAACTATCCGCATCCTTTGTGTCATCAATAGCAAATAAACCATTCAATGCATATTTTCTTGCATAAGAACTTGCTGCTCCTGTAATCTGAGAGCAATCCATTCCCTTTTTATTTTCCTCCTCTCTAGCAAAACCTACTGCACTAAATACTGATTCTCCATTGATAATCCTAGCAGTAGATTGAACATAAACTCTACCACCAACTTCTACCATTTCATCGGTAATAATAAGGCAGTACCCATGCTTAAATAAGATGGGTTTAACAGATTCTATAATATCCTCAGCACTTCTGTAACGATATTTCCCAAAGGCATTAAATTGACCTTTAGGTGCTTTCAATTCATTTTGTATTTTAAATAACATGGCTTTCTAAAATTTCGGTTGTGTTAAATGGGTTTGCTATAATTTTATCAAAAATCGCTTTTGCTTGTTCATAATCTGAAAAAGCAGAGCCAGATGAATAACTATTATCTACATTAGTGTAATAGTAAACATCTCCAGAAGCTTGTACTTCTTTTAGAAATTCAATTTTCATTTGGCAGGATTTAAATTGTTAAGAATTAACCACTCATTGTAAGTGTACTCGTCATCTACATAATCGTAATTAGTAGGTAAAATAGGATTTTGTAACATTGTATATTGTTTGATGAAGCACAAATATACAACATATAGACATTAAAAGGACAAAAGAAATATTTTTTTGTTTGGTTTTTATACCTTATACTTCATCATTAGGATAGCATTCATCATATAGTTCTTTAATACACATATAGATAATATCAATGCTCTTACTCTTTATTATTTTAATCTTAGCCTTCTCTTTATTATCCATCATCGCAGTATCTATATCATCAATAGCTGATAAAGCAAAATAGGCAGCAGATATATATTCCGTATTAGTAGTAAATACAAATTCTGATTCTATTTCTTCTTCTGCCATTATTAAGATTTTAGTAGGTCTAAATCTGGTCTATCAATTTCCTGTGGCTCAAATATTTTATGCATCCTCGCTTCTTGGCTTACCTTTTTCCATTGCTCATAAATACTAAAAGCATTATTCATTTCTTTTACTGCATATTCTACCTGCTCTACTTTTGATAACTTATAAAATTTTTTAGGTGGTATCATAATACTTTTCCGTTAAAGATTCTTTTATTTTCTACTTTATAATCTCCTTCATTATCAGTTTCAATATATGCAAACCCATGATTGTATTGATTGCCATGTGGGTTGTATTCAATATTTAAATCCATTAAGCATCCAACAGTCCATGTAGTAAACATCTTACCTGTAACATGGTCTTTAGTATTATATTCATCAGTAACGTGAACATGAGAAGCAATAGCACCATGTTTTAATTTATCAAATACTGTTTTAGCTTTACTAATTTGGTTACCAAACCTACCAAAAATAGTATGTCCATGAAATACAGGTAATTTTCCTATCATAATATGATCATAATCTTTTAATGGTATTACTTTAAACTCATTTAATTTTAAAATATTTTCCAACTCAAACTCTGGCATTCCGAAAACTTCCTGTGCTTTCTGCATTAACCATTTCTCCCATCTTAATTCATGGTTAGCATTCATATTGAAATAAATAGCAGCATCTGGAAATTCTGCTCTTAACCAACAAAAAAATGTTTTTACATCTTCTATCTCCTCTACAAACTTTCTTTTTCTTGGGTCTTTTTGATAAAATGAAATGCCGTAAAAATCAGCTACATCTCCATTTAAAAATATAGTATTTACTTTCTTTTCTTTTAAATAATTTACTGCCGCTAAGATGGCTTTATTATCATGGAAAGGAATTTGAGTATCTCCTAAAAATCCAATCTTATTACATAAAATAGGTAATTTAAATACTTCTTTAGATTTACCCCAACTATCGGGTAATTTATATGGATTTCTTGGTCTTTCTGGATGCGAATGGGTAATCTTAGCATTTGGTATTTTTCCTAATTTCCCTTCTATTGCCCTTAACCTGTGTCTAGCATCATCTAAATTCTTAAATACTACCTCATTTTCTGAAAACATTATTCTTGCAAGTTTCAAAGTAGGCATATCCATACCATACTTATCCCTATAATTTCTTGCAATTTGAACTTTAGAAAATTTATCCATTATATCAGATTAATACATAGTTATTAGCATCTACTTTTTTATTCTCGTATAGTGCTAAAAGTTCTCTTATATTCTTTCCAAAAGTCTTTTGAAAGTGCGGTGTATCTGAAAATTTCCAATCTCCACCCCATTCCCATCCATGTTCCTTAAATATTTTTACTATCTCTTTCCAATCACTTAATCCATCCCCATCAAAATCTTTTTTTTCATCCCAATAGGCTTCCTTTCCATTAATAATAACAATATCTAAAGCTAATCCATAGTTATGGTAACTTAACCCACCTTTTGCGTTAGTAACGATACTCCCAGACTTTCCTCTGCCTTGTGAATACAAAGAATCCTGTTCCGCAAAAGTTCTTAGGGTATAACTAAAACGACAAAAAGCACTACCTGTAAGTGCTTCCGAAATTTCGTTATATATGTTTCCTACTTCTTCTCTTAACTTAGGATGCAGTAGTTTAATCCTTTCTAATGTTATGTTATCTTTCATATATACAGTATAATATAATCAAAACTAAAATAAGACCTATTAAGACCTTCCAAAAGTTATTTTGAGTAACTACCTTATTTTTTTCAGATACTACAACCTTGCTACTCCCTTTATCGTTTAAACTATCTTTCTTACTAACCTTAGAATCTGATTCTCTAAATCTTACTTCATTGCTCCAAGTAGTTGTGTATTTAGGAACTGAAATAACTGAATCCTTTGTTATCCAAACAGTATCAAAGTAAGTAGTTGTTTTAGTCATGTACTGCCAATTATCAATAGTCTTAGTTACTGAATCAAATAAAATAACATGGATGCTATCTTTTATAATAGTAGTTTCTTTTTTACTCTCTGTTTTTTTTATCGAAGCACATGAGAATAAAAATATTAATAAAAAATATTTCATTTTATTTTTTTAGTAGCAGTCCAATAGTAACGAATCGCAAATAAACCTGATACAATAGCTACCAAACCTGCCAACATAGAAATTAAAGGCTGAATGCTTGAAATCGTAATTACTGCCGAAAGTAAGCTAACTATTGTACTTGTATCTGCTTTATGATTCATCATCTTTTTTCTCTGGTGTTTGAGCCTTAATTAATTCAGCAAAAAAAGATAATAAAGGATTGCCATACTTAGTAGGTAATTCTTGTGCAAAATTTTCGATTGATTTTAAATTTTCTTCTGTTAGAGTAATCATAAATATATATTTTTTGTAAAATTATAACTTATTTTCAATATTTGATTTTTTATCTAAACTTGTAGCACCCATAGCCACTAAACATACAGAACTAACTGCATAAACTATCTCATTAGATGCCGAATAGTTACTAAATAAATCTACTATCATATCAAATATTAGAAATACCGCAGTAAGTAAGGCAATAATCCGTTTACTGCTTAATAATCCTAGTTCATCAGTTATTATTGATTTCATTAAATAGCAATTACTTCAGGTACAGGCGGAACATAATCCCCAATGATTGTAAGGTTAAGAACATCAGGTGATGCACTCCAAGTATAGGCATACTCATCGTTATTAGCCCACGCTTGATACGCTTCGCCTGACATATCAAGATTACCACTAGCACATACTCCCATATTTTCATCTAATAAAGCGTAGTAGAATCTAGCATACTTAAATAACTCTCCCCCAATAGGGTAAAGATTAAAGATTGTTGCAGTTACTGATTTTCCGTTTATCCAACTTTGGATAGGTGAAATTGTCTTCATTTTTTTTTTTTTTAATTTATTAAATAAAGTTACATTATTAAATAGGTAAAACTAAAATTATGACTATAACTTGATGTTGTTGCAGGATAAGAATCTAAATAAACCAAACTTGTTCCTGCACCTCCTCTAATAGTACATACTTGATTTGAAAAACCCGAACCTCCTGCACCTCCTGCTCTATATGAATAATCAAAATTAGAAGATATAGGTAATGTTATTGATATTCTAGTCCAAGTATTACTAGCAGTTCCTGTAAGATTAACTCCACCGCTAACAGTTACCACATTTCCTACTCTCATATATTGACAAGGTTGTGCAGTTGTAGATGCTACATTGTATTCCGATGCAAGTGTAGGTGTATAACTTCCGCTATTTATGTTATCGCTTACTCCATTAATTCCTAGTGTACTACTAAATGTGGCAGCACCTGTGTTAGATATGGTAAGTCTTGGAGTAACATTATAATCGGTGTTTGCAGTTAATCCCGAATTAGTATTGATTTTAAAAGTACCGTCACTTTCAAATTGTAAAACTGCTGCGGCAGTTCCTTCAGTTTGCCAATATCCACCTGCTCTATATTGTGCCATTCCTATCCATGCACCATTACCTGCGGTTGCTTGACCCATTGTAAGACTTTGAACGCTAGCAGTACCATATCTTAATTTAAAACCTGTATACCCCCCAATCCCACCTGCTACATTTACGTTATAGGAATCGTTAGTTAATACACTTGAACTAAATGTAGCTTCACCTGTTGAGGCTATGGTAAGTCTTGTGGTTTGTGAGCCAAGAGCGGCATTTCCAGTTGTTACTACTACACCATCGTAACCGCCTATATTTAAGTAATTACCAGCAGTTGTTACACCTAAACCACCTCTGTATATTCCAGCGTTTATATTACCACCAAAATTATCACCCACACCAATCATACCCGTTCCTGTTGTTGGAGCAACTTGTAATACACCACTAGAATATACCGATGAACTAAATGTGGCAGCACCTGAAGTAGCTATTTGTAATCTTCTTACTCCTGCTATTATAAATTCTTGTGCAGTAGTACCATAAAATACACTAGCATAAGCTGATGAACCTGTAAAAAATCCACCTGCCGTAGAACTTTCTTGTCCAATATAAAAATCTGAACCTGTATTTTTAAATTGAATATAGTTAGCAGATGTTGTAGTGCTTGTTGGAGCTGAATTTATTCCTAAACTATTTATTGAACTACTAAATGTAGCAGCACCTGTGAATGTCATTTGACCACTACTATTCCAACTTAATAAGGTGTTGTAACCATTATTAATTGAATTAGGAGTAATAAATGAACCGGCATTCCTCCATACATATTCACTACCATTACCACTAAATGCTCCACTTGTATTACCACTTATATCTACATTAAATGCTAGTGACCTTGTTTGTGCTGAATTAGTATTTCCTAATATTAAAACATTATATGATGAACTATATCCAAAATAAGATGGACTAAATGCAGGCATAGTATATGAACCTGTTGTTGCATAAACTGTCCCACTAAACCTACCCGTTCCGTTTACATCTAGCTTGTAGCCACTATCAGTAGTAGTTCCTATTAGTACATTGCCTCCTGATGTTATACGCATTCTTTCGGTTCCACCAAATGGAGTTGTTGCACCTGTGTTAAATATTATATCTCTATTTTCAACTGAAAACTCTAATCCATTACCTATGCCTTTATTTACTCCAATCCATCCTTGGTCTCCACCTGCTCCACCACTTTCAATTTGTATTGCAGTTCCTACTCCTGAAGATGAACCAAGAGTAGTTTGTAAATGTAATAACTGACTTGGGGCGAGTGTTCCGATACCTAACCTATTGTTTGTATCATCCCAAAAGAAGTTAGCGTTGTTTTGTGCAATAGTTGAGCCATTGCTGAATAACACCGAGCCACTTGTTAAAGATGGTAGGTTGTATTTATTGTTAAATGTAGTCCAATCCGCACTTGACAATGCACCTCTATTTGTTGCACTCGCAGTTGGTACATTTAAAGTAATTACAGGAGTTGTTGTACTATTTGCAACAGTTGAACTTAAATCCGTTCCGCTTGTTCCTATTGTTAAAGCAGCTACCGATGTAACTGTTCCTACACCACTACCACCAACTAATGCTAAAGTACCTGTTGCACTTGGCAATGTATAGGTATAAGTTCCGTTTGTGATTGTAGAACCTAAAGTTAATACACCACTTACTCTTGAAGTACCATTTATATCTAGGCGGTATCCTGCGTCGGTAAAAGTGCCTCCGTTTTGTATAAGTACATTTCGTGTAGCACCAAATATTCTTAATCCTTCAGTTCCACCTGAATATAAATTCGTAAAATATCCTCCACTACTTGAACCAAAAGTAGTTTCTCCTGAACCAACATTAACACTGAAATAGCTACTGCCATTATTTAATTGATATGCATAAGTTCCGTTACTACCTGCATTCCTCACTAAGTTTACAACACCATTTGTACTACTACTTGATACTATTTGCAGAAAGTGGAAATTAGCAGAAGCACCTGTACTCATATATTGCGTTACACCTGCAAGTATACCACTTATCCTTGCAGCATAGTTCCCCACCCCTGTAAACGCACCATTAGTAAATGTAGGATTTATATCCAAACCTACTAATACATCAGAGTTTGCTGCTGCTACTAATGTAGGAGTTAAATAAGTACCTCTTGCTATTGCTCCACTTGCAGTTGTAGAACCTGTAATTAAAGTACTTGAACCTAAAGTAATCAAAGAACCTGTATCTGTAATTGCACTATTCCCTATTGTACTACTACCTGTAAACTTAGGTAGATAGTTTGTAGTTCCTGTTCCTGTTACGGGATTAGTTAAAGCCGATTGCTTACTATTAAATGTTGTCCAATCCGTACTACTTAAATAACCATTAACCAAAGTAGTAGCCACAGGAATAGAAATAGCAGGAGTTACTCCACCGCTAGAAACTATTGGTGATGTTCCTGTAACGGATGTAACGTAACCACTCAAAGAAGGAGTACCAGTTAATTGAGAATAAGGTAAACTTAAAGCCGTTAAAGTAGTTATTGTTGAATTACTTGTAGCAGTAATATTAGCAGCCGTTCCACTTGTATTTTGATTCCAAGTAGGAACAGTAGTGCCATCCATTTTAGAATAGTTAATAGTACCTGCTAACATCCCATTAGTGACCTTTAAAGCACCTATCGTAGTAGTTATAGCAGTAGCACCCGAACCGCTTAAATCACCGCTTAAAGTGATTGTTTGGTTACCTGTTAAGTAAGTTGAATTATCATAAGAAATACTAGTTCCAATAGCCTTAACAAAACCTGTTCCATTAATATTAGCAGGAGTATAACCTAAAGTTGTAGCAATTTGTTTATGCTCCCATAAACTTGTAGTTGTATTGTAACTTAAAATATCATTATTGTTAGGCAAATATGCATCTACATTATGCAATTCATCCATCTCATAACCATTCTGAATCTTAACTCCTATAATTCCCTGTGTAGGATGGCTTCTCAATACTATTCCTACATAAACTAAATGAATAGGTGCATAAGGCTTTGTAGTTGTATATGTTCCTGCCGTTGTACCACTTAAATATAATTGTTGCCCTTCAGTTAATGCACTTGTATCTAAATTGCTTACATTACCTATAACTACTACATAACCATCAGCATTGTTAGAAATACTAGATTGCACTAAACCATAAGTTTGTGCAGAAGTAGCATCACTTGTAGCTAATGCTTTTGATATTAATGGCTTATTTCCTGTTGCACCACTAATGTAAATAACAGTACCTTCTACCATTGTAGCACCACTCTGATTCCTTACTAACTTAACTAAATTATCAGAACTTAATAAAGTAGGAAAAGTTTGCAAAGCACCTGTACCATCTAAATATTGAGTTGAATTACCTGCTCCTGTAATTGCTAAAGTTCCACTTGTAGTAATAGGTGAACCACTTACACTTAATCCAGAAGGAACACTTAAAGCAACACTTGTAACAGTACCTACTGCACCACTACTTCTCTGCCATATACTTCCACTATAAATAACATAATCTCCTACCGCAAAAGAAATAACTCCTGCTCCAAAATTTACACTCCCTGCAACATTACAAATATAAACATCTCCTGTATCTCCTGTTCCATTAGCCAAAGTAGGAGTATTAGTAGATGCATTCCACATTCCTTTGTACTCCATTATAGAACTAGGTAATTGAGAAATAGGAACTTTACCAGAACTATCTAAACTAGCATAACCATTAACTGCTCCTTTTTGAGAAAGTATTTGTAAGGTTTCTACATAACTACCACCATTCCAAATATATATTTTGTAAGTATCTCTTAAACAATAAATAATATCTATTGTTCCCGTTGCAGGTAAACTTGCATAGTTATTTACAAACACAATAGCACCACTAAAAAGAGAAGCAATTTGTGCTAATGTAACTTTCTTACTTACCCCTGTTGATGGGTCGCCTATAATAGTTAAATCAGATGAAATTGGGTCTAACTCTGTTGCTAACTCATTAATTTTTTTTCCTATCATTAGTATGTAAATATTGTAGGTATCTGACACCTATCGTTTAAAAATGGTAATTGAATCGTAACATCTAATTTAACCCCTGCTAAATAGTCTGGGTCTGATTCTGTGTAGAAAGTTATTGGTGCATTATCATTTATATCCCATTCAAATTTAGGGTAACGTAATTGTGCCAATAAATCCTGTGCTACTAAAGTCATATCAGATAACACTTCTGTTTCATTAGTTTCTTCTGATAACATTCTATCCATGCAATATATACTAAACGAATACGTTATATGTTTAGCTAATGCATTTCCACCTGTTAATGTATAAAACATAGCAGGATAAGTTACCTCTCCATTGCTTAACCTCTCCCAAACATCACCAAAATAAACAAAGTTAATTTGCTCATGGTCTGTTGCTATTTGGTTTATTTGCTTTACTAATTGGTTTAACGTCATTTTTTACTTTTTCTAAATAAACCCTAAGTTTATTCTGATTTTTTAAAGTTGTTACCTTACTCATAATTAACAATTAGTGCAACCTCTATTACCTTGATATTTCTGCTCAAAACTTTTACCCTCGCAGCAAGATTTATCTCCTAACCAAATTGAAGTAGTATAAGCATCATTTTCGGGTTGTATTGTATCTATTCCGCTGCCGGGATTTAAATACTCATTATATAAAGTTGCATTTTCTCTTAAATATTTAATCATCCTTTGCTTATAAAATTCTGCTCTTGATTTATATCTATTAGCAACATCAATCATATCCTGCATGGAAGGATTCTCAGTATTCTCTCCACCTTTTCTTAGTAATCCTTTATTATAAAATTGATAACTTAACCCCATAGGCAACTCACTAAGAACATAATGCACCAAAGTATCCGCTATATAGTTATCTAATAAGATAACCTCGTTTGCAGTCAAGTTATTAGCCGTTATTCCTGCCTGTAATCTATTATATAAAGCACTACCTAAAGCACCAAGTATATATAAATCCTGTGCCGTCTTAATCTCTGGCAATACTAATTTTTCATCCACATTAGCATGTAGTCCGCTTCTGTCTTTGATGTTTTGTACCGATATAAATAATGTATTTAAACTCATTTCTTATTTTTTTCTTGTCACGATATTTGATACCCAATCATGTCTGCAATATTCTCTATGTGTTTCTGTTCCCGGTAATGTATACCATCCACCTCTCCTATCCCAAACCGAATAACCTAATCTTGCACTCATTGTTTCTATTTCACTCCTTGAATAAACCCTATTTAATTCCATCATCTTCGCACAAAAGGCTCTATTTTTAGAATCCTGTGGTCCTTCATAAGAATATCTAATAAGAATTTCAGTAGTCTGTGGTTTAATCTTTTCAACTATTTTACTTAAAGGCTCTGTTAATGTCCTTTCTATAATAATATTAGAATCTATCCCCTTTCCTATTTTAGTTTCCTTAACCTTAATATATCCTTTATCAATAAAATCTGCTATAATACTTTCAACCTGCTTTACATCAATCTTTAAAGTTTCCGCTATTACTTCTGGAGTAATCTCTTTACTTTTACTAATTAAATCTAAAACATTACTTTCTATTTGTGAAACTTCTGCAAACATTTGGTATTCTTCTTCACCAAATTTCTTTTTACTTTTCCAAATAAAATAATTATTTTTTGAATCTCCAAACTCTGAATAAATAGCCATTTCATCTTCAAATGATTGCTTAACTGCAACCACAGGAGCAACCACAGGAGCATATTTAGTCATGTCTATACCTAATTTCTCTAAAATCCATTCTTTAGGTGCTATATCTTTAATAACACTTTCGCTAAATTCTATCCCAATAGGCTCAACAGGTTGTATTTCTAACTCCTCATTAACCCCTGCATATTTTCCAAGCATATTAAATACACTTTCAAGGTGCATCTGCTTAGAATTTACATAAGTGTTTTTGAATATTTCATAACCATCTCGCATCTCTGTCCTTGTTCCTAACTTACCTGCTTCTGCAATACCAAAAAGTGATGGTGTAGTTATCTGATGCCCACTAAAAATATTAGTTTGAATTAAAATATCTACCCTACCAAAATCTTCTTTCGTTAAGTCAGAAGCTCCTAAATCATCAACTATTGGCTTTCTACTTGAATCATTAACAAAAGACAACATAAACTTTTTACCATCTGCACCTGTATGCATTCTTGTAAATTGTCTATCTATATTTCTTTTTTCATCTGGAGAAGGCTCACCATTTGGTAATGTAATTAGTTTACTAGCACTAAATCCTGTTTGAGCATTTCCTAATACATGCTTACTAACTTCAATATCTGATTCAATATAATTTAAAGCACCAAAATAACCCGGTAATGAATAAACACTAATACCCGGTCTGTATTCTTTTATGTAAAATATTTGGCAGCCAAAAGTATGTAGTGGATTGAATGCAGGACAAACATCTGCTTTGTCTTTGCTTTTCCAATCTTCTTTAAACCAATATTGGGTATTATCTTTATTTGTTCTTATTTTGCTATAATCACAATGCCACAACTCCGCAATCTGCCCACCTATTAAACTCCAAATAACTTGTATATAAGCACCACCAAATAATTCTATATCTAAAGAAATCTTTTTAGTAATATCATCTAAAGATTCATCTCTATTTACTTTCTTAACAAACTCACTATTTCCTTTCCATCCATTTCCTGTAATATAATTTACTTTTCCTTTAATAATAGCATTATGCTTTGCAGACTTGTTAAATAAATCTAGCAAATAGTTAGGATAGTCATTATTTTGACCATACTGCATATACCCTTCACCTTTCTTTTCTTTATATTCTGGCTGCTTCGCTTCCGCAAAACTATAAACTTGTAATTCCATGTTATTGTCTTATTGTGAATTGATTTGTAGTTGTATATTTTGTATAACTTATAGAAGTTCCTTGTAATTCCATTATACCTGTTTCTAATTTATTTAATCCAGATATATTGGTATTGCTTGTGCTTACTTGCTCGTATATTTCGTATGTATACTGCCCATTTAAGGCACTAGAAAAGTTAGTGTTAGTAACTATTGAAAACTTATTAAACCTGTCTTTATATAGGCTTGTATCAGCAGCATTAAGCACTACAAATTTAACTATAACATTACTACTCCTATTCGTAAATACAAATAGGTAGTTTGGATTAGTCAATAACTGCTTTTCCGTTAAGGTTAAAATAATATTTTGAGTTGCTCCTTTCGTTAATTGTATCACATCAATAAATATAAATAACTAAGAATGTTTACAAAATAAAAAACCCCCACCAAATGGCAGGGGTTATACAATATACAAAACCAAAACTTAACCTGCAGTTGTAAGAGCAGATGAAACAGTTGAATTTACTGATGGAGCTAAAGCAGCTTCTGCACCTGTGAATGTCAAAGTATATCCACTTCTATCCCCTTCAGCAGTTCCACTACCACCATTTCCTGCGGTAAGGTCTAAACCTCTAGTTTTTCCTAAGTACCAAAAAGCACCATTATTATCTTTAGCTACTGCTACCAATTTATTCTGAGCAAGTAGTAAAATTTCATTCCTTGTATTAGTTTGTAGCTTATTTAAGACAATAGTAAGTTCGGGAGCATAAAATACCGTACCATTTTGTACATTGGCATTAATATTTTCCACAAACATAGATGTTCCTCTAACTAACTCATACTTATAGAATTTCTTACCTGTGGCTTTCACCAATGCAGTAATCACTCCACTCGCTTCAGTTGATGATGAAACATCTGCTGCTGCCATGAAATAAACTTCAACAATACCACCGAGAGAATCTCGGCAATCAAGAGTATATCCTTGTGTTAAAGCACATGCCATGTTATTATTTTTAAAAAGTTAAAGTAGGGGTTTTACCCCCTACCTATAATTTACAATACGAATTTAACAGTTGAATCTGGGAACGCAATGTTTACACCGAATTTAAACTCGGCAACAAAACGAACTTGGTCAGCTTCTCTAGCATAGAAAATTTCAAATTTCTCTTCTTCGTTCAACAAATCAGTTCCTAAGAACATATTGCTCAAACGTAATGCATAGATTTTATTAGTACCATTCAAACCTGCAACTGCAATAACTTTGATAGAAGTACCCGGTAGGATAAATTCACCATCTGCTTTTACATCAATTTGGTAAGAAAAACTATTAGCATTTTTAAGTGCAATAGTGTACAATCTGAAAGTATCTTGACCGCAGAAAATAGTCATATCATCAGCAGCAACCACTTTAGCAGGGATAGCTGAATATACACCATCAAATACAGATACAATGTTTCCAGCAGTTAATGAAGTAATAGCACCAGAAGGAAAATAAGTAGTGGTATTAGCAGCAACTACACCGGTAGCAGCACCAATTAATTTAATGAAACCATCAAACTTATTTAAGTTCATACTTGCAGATGCAGTATCACCCTGCCATGAAGCAGTTTCTAATTGAGCAGCAATAGTTTTAGCTTTTTTATCGCTATATTCTTGCTCAAAAGGAATAGAATCATACATACTACCCGTAGGCAAAGCCTTTTGTAAGTAAGTACTTTCTAAAGTCTTAACACAAAGTGCTTCGTTTACTTTGATTTTACCCGGTGTAACTGTTCTTTGAGTAAAAGTAGTAGAACCACTTGCATTAAATCCACAAACACTACCATCTTGGAAGTTGGCATCGGTGTCCATGATATTAATTTTTTCGGTAGATTTTACTCCTACCATTACATTGCCCTTTGATTTAATCAAAGCAGCAGTTTTTGCACCTAATACAGATGAAGTAACCAATAAGGCTTCATTTTCTTTAGTATAGGTAGTTAAAGCCGTAACATCAAATGCCATTTTATTTTATTTTATTTGTTTAATAATGCGTTTCTGTATTTCTCAATTCTATCGAATTTCAAGTCCTGTGAATTTTGATTTCTTGAGAAGTTTTGTTTAGGTTGTGCTATTGGCTCAGATGAAGGAACTTTTGTAAGTGCTTCTATTAATTCCGCTACTTGACTAAAACCTGCTTTAACTTTTGCTTCTAACTCAACTATTTTTTTAGATAGATTCTCATTCTCTAATTTAAGAGCAGAAAAATCTTCATCCATTTTTTGCTTACCCATATCTGTTGCAGGTGTATCCATTACTTCCTCTGGTAATACATCTTCTTTTGGTGAAGCTATTTCGATAATTTTACTACCTACTACTTGAATAGAAGTATCATCAGCCAAAATATATTCGCCATCAGCAACAGGTGAGCCATCTAATGCTACTACATCTCCATCTACTACTAAATCAGAAATGTTTACTTTGCTTCCATCTTTCAAAGAATATTCTTTAAACTCAACCTTTGCTTCTACCTCAGCAGGTATTTCAGCAGGTAAGTCCTCGAATAAGGCTCTGATTTTTAAAATCGCATCTTTAGCGTTCATGTTCTTTTTTTTTAAATATTAATAAATTATTTTAGTTATCACTTAAAACTTATAAATCTGAAATGTCTTTTAAAATCGCAGCAATCTTTTGCATTATATCATCCTCTATCATAGCCTGTTTTTTAGGCTTATAATTAAATAAACCCTCTACTGAAAAACCTTTAAACTTTCCACTCTTTACATCTTCCCATACTTGTGTGTTATCTACTATAAAACTTCCAAACCATGAACCATCTGGTGCATCCTCAAATCCTTTCATTGCACTTATACCTCTATTCTTATCAGTAATAAAACTCTCAAACATTGTTACACCTTCAACTGATAGTTCTGGATTATGCATCATGTTTACATTACTTTGATATCCTTTTTTAAAGAACTTTTGAGCAATCTTCATAATAGTATCCTTACTAAATACAACATAATATTCTCCATATTGAGCATCACTCCTATAAATAGGAACATCCGCCAACATAACAGGTCCAGATATAATATGCCTATCCTCGCTAACTATTTCAAACTTCTGTTTCTCAGCAAATGCATTCCAATTCTTTTGTATGGCAGGTCTATCCACTAGAGCAATAAAGTCCACTTGTGCATCATCTTCTAAGTCCTCAGATATATCAAGTAAATAAATAGGTAATTCCATAATCTTAAATATTAAATGTTGTAAATTTTATCAGTTATCCAAATCTTGCCCTTTGTTTAATGGCTGAGATTCTTTCTTGGTTGCTAGTAACATCATTTTCTACTACATAGGCTCTAACTGCTTGATTTCCTAGCTGCCCTATTGTTTGACTGCTCAAAGTTGTAGTCTGTGCCTGTGGTGTAGGTGGTGCTAATGGTGCTGCTGCTGATAATGATGGCATAGATACAGATGCTCCCCCACCTGCTGCTGCAATACCCGGCAATGGTGTAGAAATAATCTTTTTTACACTCATCATACCTGTAAGTACAGTTGCTCCTGCTGCAATAGCACCAAATGGTGGTGGATAAGTAGCCAATGCCTTAGTAGCACCTTGATAAGTATTAATTACCGCACTAGCCACAGATAAAGCCTTTCCTGCTGCGGTATCCCTTCCAACTGCATCAGCTACTGCATTCAATCCTGCATTAACTACTGATATTTTAGCATCTTTAACTTGTTCCTCTAATTTAATTCTAGCAACTGCCGTTTGATTATCAAATGTTAATAGTTCATCAGCAGTAGCTTGTTTTCTAACTAAATCCTCTCTACTTAACTCTGCTTTTTTATCAAATAACTCAAAATCTGCTTCATAAGATTGTACTCCATTCGCCTTTTGTAGTTCTAATTGAGAACTTAATAGATTAGATTCTATTGTATTTTTCTTATCAGCAACTAAAATAGCTGCTTTAATTTCTTTACTTACTTTATCCTCAGCAATTTTATCATCTATTTCTGCTTGTTTTTCAGCAGCAGACATAAGAGCATCATTTCTTTCTTTTTGCTCTTTATCTAACTTTGCTTGTTTAGCAGCCTTATCTTCTTCATTCTTTACTCTGCCCTCATAATAAGCATCTAAATCTTTTTTGTTTTGTTCTCTTAAATTCTTTTGCTCATCAGCTAACTTTTTATCTATTGCTAATTGCTTATCTGCTCTTTGTTTAGCATCATCATTTTGCTGCTTAATAAATGAAGCATTTTCAGCTAACTGATTGTTTTTTAATTCCCTAAATTTCTTTAATTCTTCATCACTCATTTTCCCCTTAACCTTTGCAGATTCACGCATTAGATTAAGTTCATTATTTACTTGCCCTTGTCTTAGTTCATGTACTTCTTTTTCCTTTCCCCCTTGTGCAGATAATAATTTTATTTTAGCTTCTATATCTTCATTACCTCTAGCATTTGCTTTTGATAATTTGTCTAAACCTCGTTCTGCTGCACTTGTAGCACCAACAAAATCTGTAAACTTCTCAACTAAATTACCTACATAACTTGCTAACTTTCCTAAGCCGGGAAATAGATTTAAAATAACTCTTTTAACTTCATCAAAGTTTGCAATTATCAAACCTAATGCAATAGCCAAAGCACCTACACCTGTTGAAATAATAGCAGCCTTTAAACTTCCAAAAGCCTTACTTGCTACATCTACTATAACTGTTTTTAATTGCTTAAAACTATCAATGCTTTCCCCTACTGCTTGAAGTCCTTGAGAAATAGCCATTGCAGATTGAACTTTCAATAAAGCCTTTTCTACATCTTTACTCTCAACTCCCATTAGACTAATAGCACCCTGTACCGCAGCAAAGCCACCTGCAACTCCACTCAATGAAGATGTTAATGCTTTAAATTTTGCATCCGGATTGAACGCATCCGTTAATGCTTTGGCATCTCCTATCCTATCTTTTAATTCTGCTGCTTTCTTTGCAGCATTTACTGCTTCAACAGATGTAGCACCAAACTTATCAGCCATTGCACCTACCTCTGCCTGTGCTGCTCTTAATTGTGCTTTTAATGAGCCTACCGATTTTTCAGTTTCTTGTAAACCTTGATTTAATTTATCTACTTGCTCTGTGGCATTTCCACCTATTACAATATTTACCCCTATATTTTCTGCCATCTTAATATGTTGTTTCTATAACTTTTAATAATGAAATTTTAGTAGTGTTATACTCCATAGGATTAAAACTATCTACTTTATTTAATCTAAATAATACTCCATCAATCCATATATACTTACTAAAATCTAAATTAAATATGTCTAAAGAACTTAATAGAGCAGAACAGGTTAATAGTTTACTATCCTTGCTTGTAATTTCAGCCATATAAGGAGAATGAAATGCATTAAATACATTCGTTGAAGGATAACCAGAAGTGGTAAACTGAATCTCTTTAGGTACTCCAAAATTAATATCATTGGTAGGTGTATTTGGGTCATCTAAATGTCCTGCATAACCATACTCATAGAATGCTCCTAAATTACTTGCTCCATTCATTATCTGCCACCCACTCACCCCTGTAACTTTCTTTGCCTGTAATATTCTAATGACTGAATCCATTGCATCCTCACTATTATTACTATTAGATTTTTTATAGATGGCAGGATAAACCTTATCTGTTCCAACTGCTTTGTATAAAATAGAAGATGAAAATATTAATTCCAAATTATCAGTATTCTTTGAGAAGTTAAACTCTGTATCAAATATATAATCTCCATATCCTTCTGTGTACTTCTTTCTATAATTCTCTGCGAAATAATCGTTATCAGATTTAAATTTATAGTTATAATACCTAGCATTTAACTCACTCATAGGTTTAATGCTTAAAGGTTTAGCCCTATCAATCTTTAAACTCCAATCAGCAGCATTAGCAGATACCTCTGGATAGAAATCTACAAAAGGACTTATTATTAATTCCTTTTTATTAAACTTATTCTCATAAACATAAAGATTAAACATCTTTACAATAGATAAAAAGAAATCTCTTTGGAAAATTCCTCTAGGGATAGTATCATTAATAATAACAGTATCTCCTAAGTTTACTCTTGTTGGTGTTGGTGTACTTGTTTCAATATGAATAAATACAGAAGGTAAAATATTAGTCTTTTGTACTCTGTAAATCTGAATATAAAAAGTATCTCCTGTATTAAAAGTTATGCCTGTTAAATTAATATCAGATACAAAATCATAAGGCAACATATAACCTGTACTTTGAGTATCTTGATAAATGATAACTCCATTTTTAATTACTCTAATATCAAACTCTGGGTCGTATGGATATTGATTAATAATTAATCCAGCTATATTTGCTCTTATATTAGTTGTTAATGAAGCAGAAGCAGTATAAGTAAATAGGTATCCTGTACCATCTAAGGTAAAGTTTCCTAATGTTCCTGTAACCCATTCAACATTAACAGTACTATTATATTGTTTAACCTTTGCTTCTAAATTTACTGCTCCTGTGCTTAGATAAGTTAATCCTGTTTGATTATTAGGTATTATCAATCTTTTAAATAAAGCAGTACTAAAGAAATCGCAATTAAAAGTATAATCAGTTCCTGCAAATATCTTTTCTATATATTGTTTAACATAAAGAGCAGGTCTAAATGTAGTGTATTGAAAATCTACTTTTAATCCACCATAAACTCCTGTACTTACTCCACCATAATCAATCAATGGGTAATAATAACCACTACCCCCTGCATTGTTCCATGAAGTAGAAATATTAGTAGTATTTAATACATGGTTATAAGCAGAGAAATCTAAATCATCTAAAGGATTCTCATTACCTGCTAATCTTTTATTAGCCAACTGATTTATAAACCCCCCTAACTCACCAAAAACAGAGCATTGATATTCAATCGTTTCTTTATCTACTACTATTTCTAATATCCTTAAAGTACCTTTAAATATTTGAATCTTATCTATAAAAATCTTACAAAATGCTTCCTTGCTTACATTATAATTATAACCAATATTTGGTAAATTATTATCTGTAAAATTAGCATTAGTCATATCAAAGATATAACCAAATAATTTATTGTTTAATGCAGTACCGGGTATTGAAATTGTCTTACTAAAACTTGTATTTCTACTACCAAAATCATTAACATCATCAATCGAATAAGTAAACTCAGTAGATATATCTTGCAATAAATCTATCTTGTTATCTTCTAAATATATTTCCGTACTTATCATTTATCTGAATTGGCTAGTTAAATATTTACCTACTTCTATCTCTATTTCAAAATTAAATAAGTTATCAGCACTCTCTAGTTTAAACTCGTAATTAGTTGTGCTAATAGTTACAGGAAAATAAGCACCAAGCACTTCCATATAGACAATAGGTGAAGATACAAGTTGAGATAGCCATTCATAATCTTGACCGCTAACCCAATCAGAAATAAGATGATATTTATCTTTATGCTGAATAGCATAGTTGAAAGTAGTTTCATTATATCTATTGTACGCATCTATATTAGTCATTGTTCCCCCACTCAACTGCCAATCTGCTCTCCTATAACTTGCTCTCTGGTATTCGCTAGTCCTTCTATTAACTAAAGCAAACTTCATCGTATCATAACCCCCTAACCTATTTAAGAAGTTAAGATTAAACTGCTGATACTTAGGATAGCATTTCTGCACTAACTTAATTACCCTTGTTATAGCACTACCTCTCTTTAAATAGAAATTATAGCCATAAGTATTCTCTCCAATAGTTGTGCCAAAGAATGCATTGATATGAGCAGCCTGTAAATTAAACATATTAAACTCACCACCTAAAGTAATACTACCCGATGCAGTTTGTAAAATACTATTATCTCCATTCAACACTTCAACCCATGCCGAGTATCCACTTGTTGCAATCCTTAGAAACGATATAAAAAATTCATCTCCATATTCTAGTTTTATATTTAAATCCCTTTCAGTAATAAAATCATCTGTAAAGTTTTCTAATAGTAAATTATTATAATAGTCGCTTAGAACTAATGGTGTATTATTCTTAGTTAAAAATATATCAGCAAATAATGGTGGAACATAATTATAAGATGAATAAGCACCAGAAGCTAAGTTTGTAGTAACTACTCCGCTTACTTCCTCTCCTATTCTTACTTCATAATCTACCTTAATATCATTGTTAGATGTTACTAGCAATGTTCCAGATGGCTCAAAGTAATTAGTTACAAAACTTCTTACCATTGGGGATGCATTAAATACTCCATAACTTCCTTCTGCTGAAGGTGATGGGAATACTTTACTCCTTACTATCTGCGTTCCATTTACATAAACATCATAAACGAATTTAAAGTTTGTTGTTCCGCTATTCGTAGAACTAGATACAAACCAAAGGTTATCATGCATTGATGAATAAGGTGCAGGACTACTTGTTACTGTTATTGCCAATTTGTCTAATTTTAATTTGAATATCTCCACCTAATGCAACTTGCATAGTTTCTATAAATTGTTTGTTAAATACTTCTGCTACTGCTCTATCCATGTAATGAGTAGATTTTAATCCATCTCTATGAATTGCTCTCGCTACTGCCCATGCTAAACTCTTTTTACTCTCTATTGCTTTCGATTCTACTCCTAGCTTAGTATATTTCTTAACTGATACTGCTTTCAGTTTGTTATACTTTAGCCATTGCTCAATAGGTTTAACAGGAACTGAAATTTTACCTGCTTTGTATGAGTAAGGTGTTTTTGCATCTGCTTTAATGTTATCCGTTCCCTTTACTCCCTTATTTACAAAATCATAATACTTGCTCTGTGCCGAGCCTTTTTCATAACCCAAACTCATTGTATATACATTACCAAACTTGCTAATCTTAGGCAAAGATGGCTCTGCTAACTTACCAGATGCTACTGAGTTGCCTAGATATTTAACTAATGAATCATTAAATGCTAATCCTGCTACCGCCATCATTTTTTCAACCACAGGTAAATCATTACCACCCTTTTGGTAGTCTTGCATCCCTAATGTATTTAGGAATCCATCTCTTAATGCTTCTGCCTGTGCTTTGCTAATGCTCATGTCAATAAATATACTTATAGGCTTAAAATAACTAACCCCCACCAAATGGCAGGGGTTTAATTTAACTTCCTATGCTGCTCTCTATCATAATCTGCTTTCGCTTTTAGATAGGATAAAGTATTTAGATAATGTAAAGCCGTTAAATTGTAGGCTTCTTCGGTAGCAATACCTTCATGTTCGGCAACAATCTTGGTGCAATACTGCCATCCAAAGTATCGCATAAAGTTGCTACCACCTCTAATGCTTGTTTCACTCCCATCCCCTTTTTCATCATTTCGTTTATCAAATAACCCTGTGAAATTTCTATCCAATTTCTGTATACTTGATAAAAAAAAACAATGGAATGGTAAACATCTATAAATTTAGCCGATAACATATCTTCGGCATAGTCTGGATGGTTAACTGCATCGTACTCTATCTCCTTCCAACCAAAAAGTGTTTTCTTTTCGATTTTAACCATACTTGCAGCGAGTTTATGCAAATTGTTAACCAAATCCTCGCTATATACTTTACTCTCAATGTACCTAGCAGCATTTAGCTTTCTAATGTCATAAATAAATTTGTATCTTCTATCCCCTATGATAATGCTTTTAACAGGCTTACCAGAGATAGGCTCATTCAAAAATGCAAGGTCTTTTTTTAATTCTTGGAATTTCTCAACTGATAAAGAATCTATTTCGTTATCAGTCATACCATGAAGGATGCCTAATATCTTGCAATCTATATCTATACTATCCCATTCTTTTTTAGGTTTAATAATAATAGGCATTAGCTGCTGATACTGCCAAACTGATATTTTACTCCAATTCATCATCTTCTTTATATTGTCTAATTATATTTACAAACCAAAATAATAATACTAAATAAACTACTGCAAGGTAAATCATTTTTTTACTATTAGTGCGTAAATTATAAGCGGTGAGCAAACTATTACGCAGATTAAAAAATAAATAATCTTTATACTTCTCATTTTAGGATTACCGCTACTGATGTAGTAGAACTTTTAGAAGGTGGATAAATAGTATAGGCTTCTCCTGTAATAAGGTCTACTTGATTAACTCCAGAACTAGGAACTGCCTGTAAGAACTTCTCAAAGGTTTTTAATTGCTCATTAGCACTATCAGCAATCACTTTTAAACGCGAATGCTTAGGCTCATTACATTGAGAGTAATCAAACTTAACACCTACTTCTCTAATGCTGAATTTAGCATTTTGATAATCAAATGCTTTACCATTCGTAGCAGCAGCATCTAATAAATAGGTTTTGTAATTTGAATTACTTGTAAGGTTTCCAATCATTTCTTCCATTGATTTTATTTGCAGGTGGATTTTCAATGGGTCTAACTCTCCCTGTTCAATCCTGCAAATAATTTCATGTACGAAGTTTACTCTTTGTTCTTTGGTAGTCTGAAATAGACTAAGCATTTGGGTTGTGTCTAACTGATTCATGGTTAAATGGTTAAGGTTTTATAATTATCTACGTTGAATATACTACTTTTTACTTCCTCTGGTGGTTTCTTATACTTATTTCTAGGAGAAATGTATTCTTTTTTTTCACAATAAGCCTTTACCTCTATATAATCTAAACCCATTTCTGCTGCCATAATTGAAACAGGATAGTATTTGTAAGATTCATCTACATACTTCTTTTGGTCTTTGTTCACTTTATTAAGTTTAATTCGGATTGTTTCCGAAATGATTAGGTATATATATCAGTTATGTCGCATTTTTTTCTTTATTTTTTTTCCCCACCCAAGAACTCCGATACAACATTTTTTACACCTTCAACATCTGATTCTTTAACTCTAAATGAAACAGTTTTAGTAGGTGCAAGTTTTTTACGACCTGCACCTTTTCTTTTACCGCCTCTGTTTTCTTTTTTAGTTTTCATTTGCCCAACTTTCCCAAACTGATAGTCCTGATGTTTCTAATTCTTTTGCCTTTACTCTTGCTTCATCTTCGGAATTAGCATCTACATTAAATTCAACTCTTTTTGTTTCGGGTTGGTCTAAATCAATATCTCTTGAAGGATTTACAACCAATAATAGTGTTACTTCGTAGTTTTTCATTTTGTTTATTTTTTAGTGTTGTGCTTAATTGCTTACAACGATACAAAGATAGATAAACTTTTGATACTTGCAAACATTTTTCAAAGTATTTTTGATTTATTTTTAAAATAGTTTCTAACTTATTGATAATCAACACTAAAAAATACACCCAACGCACAAAAAATAAAGAAAAAAACGACAACATAACACGGGTTTGGCAAAAGTAGGCAGACACATTCTGCTAAAATTGAGCATCGGGTTTAGCAACTTCGCAAAGCCCGAAATGATTATGTATATATATCAGATTTATTACTGAATTGGTATGTTATCTTGTTTAAATACCTAAAGGTTATTTGATTTAAATAAAAAACACTTTTTAAAATTAGTGTCAAATGTTTAGTATTTTTCCCCATTAACTTAACTGCGATTTACTACGTTTTCAGTAGTAGATAGTAAATAAGTTTAATTCATAAATTTGTTATTTTTAACATTTATAAGAAACAGGGGATAATTTGTACCCTAATTGATTAGTTTATTAACATTAATATCGTGTTCTTCTAATAACTCGCTAATTCTTTCAAACACCATATCTAGTGCATCGTACCTGTTAATAGTATCAGCTTCCATTGCCCACTCTAAAGTCTTTTTGCTATTATGCATTAACTCCCAAAGGACTAAAGCCATCTCAGTTGCTTTTACGCATCTTGTATACTCCATTGAATCATCTGCATCATCCAAATTAAAGTGTAATTCTGCTATCATAGTAATTTTTTAATTGTCTGCTAACATAATAAGCAGGATAACTAATACAACTGCAAGAGTGGTTAATACGTTTTTCATTCTGATAAATTTATTAATGATAATTCAGCCTGTTCATCTGCAAGGCGGTTAGCAGTTTCTCTATCTTCAAATCCATTCTCTAACTCCGCATCTTCCTCTGGAGTAGTAAGGTAACCTTTTTCTCTAAGCCAATCTTGATAAGACATATATTTAGTTTAATTTGTTTTTTCTAATAATCTCATTTCTTAATTCTTTGATAGCCCATAGTTTACCATCTCTAGCATAATCTATTGCTTCGGTGTTAGTAGTAGTACAGGCAATGCTTTTGTTGTAATGAGTAGTTTTAATAATAAAACGACCATAAGATGTTGTAAAGTGGATTGATAAATTTTTCATTTTTCGTAGTTTGATTGTTAATTGATATATCAAATATACAACCTTTCCACATACAAAAGACAAAATATTAAAATATTTTTAAATTATTTTTCCAAACATAAGAAGTAAATAAAAGCCAAACATGGTATTTGTCGCAAATTTGGGAGATATTTGTGACAGGTTTTGGCTAGGTATAGAGTTTTAAACTCAGCCAAATCAAACAAAAGAGTATCTGCCACTACCTCGTTTTAAGGCAAAGTTCTGCCATGCAAGAGCCAATGCTATAACAGTATCATCATGGAATCCACTAGGTGCTGAGTATCTAACCCCTCTTGCAGTATAAGTATATTCAAATACTTCTAACTCTTGTGTAATAACTCCAGAAGGGAACTTAATAAGGTTTTGATGGATAGCAGCCTGTAATCCCTCCATCAGTTGCTGCTTAGATTGACTAGTAAACTTTAAACCCTGTATTTGTATCCCCTCTCGCATTAGGTCCTCTAATATAGGGTCGCCTACCCCTGTGCTATCAATTAAAATAGGCTTTCTTGGTAGTCTTAATATGTTTTGCTTAGTATTATGCCAATCCATCTGGAATCTATCATAGTAACATACCATTCCATTTATATCTAGTCCTATAATACAAGTCCAATCCACAGACTTAGCCAAATCTATTCCATAGCAAACTACTTCATTAGTAGTAATAGGATGAATACAGGAACGAATGAATGCAGAGCCAAATGGGTTACTAGCATTCTCGGCAGGATTAGCCATATACTCTTGTTCAAATACAACTTCTGGGAGCTGCATCCTAGCATCATCTATTTCTGATGGATCAATGTATGGGTTATCATAAGTGCTAAATTTAAAAGACTGCCAATCTATTTCAGACTTAACAAACAAGGAATAAAAATAGTTTTTCCCTTTAGGTGTAGATAGAAAAATAGCTCTCCCTTTATAATCAGTTAGTGTAGGTCTTATACTTTGTAGCCATCCATCTTCTAAATTAGGAATGTAAGATGCTTCATCTATAATAGCAGTATGAAACTTTAAACCTCTAAAATTATCCAACCTTTCACCCGTAAAGAATCTAATCCTACCACCTGTTATAAATTCTAAAACTAAATCAGATTTATTTCCATTATATAAATCCTTTGGGATTATCTTAATTAAATCATCATAGAAAACTTTAGCTAACTGATATGTAGGAGTTACATAAGCAACCTGCTTACCTTCTATGGCATCTTCAATAGCAATGCTTTGAGAAATTAAAGATTTACCCCATCTTCTGCCGCACATTAAAGTAATAAACCGCTTTTTGCAATTCAATACTTGCTTTTGTCCTTTATGTGGATTCGGCAGGGTTATCGGTATCTCTTGCGTATCTGACAATTATTTCTTTTTTAATAGTATCATTATTTTCGTTCTTAGTTCCATCGGTCCATTTAGACCTAAACCTATTAATCATATTCAATCTCCAAATCCTATCATTAAAGAAAGGTATTTCATTTATCATGCCTTTCCTACCCATTTGCTCCCACCAAATCATACTTTTTTGTGTTCCTATCTTCTTGGAGTCGGAAAATTTCTCATGTACTTTTGCCCATTCGTATAAAGTATCTTCTGAAACCTCTATTATTCCACCAAATGATTCAAAGGAATACCCCTCTGCCATGTGTTCTATTAATTTCTCACAATATTCTTCATCATACTTTGTTGGTCTACCTGCATTCATCTATTTTGCTTTTATAGTGTTCACATATTTTATCCATTTTAGAAAGATAATATGTAGAAAAGTCTTTATATCCTTCATTATTAGATTCATATACTCGGTAAAGTATTCCTCTTAATCTTTGTGAAGGTGTTTTGTTTTCAAATTCCGTTTTGAGATTCTCTATTATATCTAGTTCCTCTACTTGGAAATCTTCTTTTTTAATTGCTACATAACATAGCTGCTGATTCAGTTGGAATAAAGTTGCTGCATCATTAGGTGAAACTTCTTGTGTTCCTAAAGTTAATCTAATAGTTTTATCCTTTCTGGATGCTATCCCTTCTATCTGTGCTGCTACTATTATCATCTTTCTATTTTATATCCATTAATATCATAATACTGTTGCCAATAGTTTAATCTTTGCCATTTTATATTTAAACTATCATCTTTCATCTTTCTATATTCACTACCATCACCAACATCATGCCCAATATGATTACTACTTAACTCTGATAAATAATAATTTATATGACCTGTTTTATTTAATCTATAACAATAGTCTGCATCTTGTACTCCGTATGGGTCGTAATCTTCATTAAAATATCCTATTTTGTCTATTGCAGACATTGGTAATAATACATTTCCAAATACTTTTTCAGATAATTCTATTTTCATTCCTTGAATATTAGTTAATATACCTCTATCTTCTACACAATGAATACCTACAAATCCTGTATTTTTTATTGTAGATGCACAAATAACCATTTTTTCTAGCCATCCATTAGGCATTAAAATATCATTAGCCATTAATACAACTGCATCGGCATAAATACTTTTAGCATAATCTATACCTTCATTAATACTAAAGCTTATTCCTTTATGCTCAGTATTTTTTATTACTTCTGTATAAGGATAATGCTGCACAAATTCTTTTGAAAAATCATCTACTAAACAAGTAATAACTCCCTCTGGATAATTACTTATACATTGTTTAGTTAAATGCTCTCTATCCTTTTGTAATTGAATTATGCATATTTTCATTACTTCCAATTTCTTTGGCAGGTACTCCTGCATATTTAGTATATGGTTTTGTTTCTATTTTTTTTGTAATCATACATAATGCACCAATCATACAACCCTCCTCAATTATCTGATTTTGATGAATAACTGCATTTAATCCTATAATACAATTTTTCTTAATTATTGTATGACCTCCTATTTTAGCACCACAACTTATTGTAACATTATTTTGAATAATGCAATCATGTCCTATATGTGCATGTTTCATAATAAAACAATCATTGCCCACTAAAGTATCTATTACTGCTCCTGCATCTATGGTTACTAAACCTGTAATTATATTATTATTACCTATTACTACTCTGCCTTTTTTACCCCAATATTTTTTATATTCGGCATTATCACCTATTATACAATAAGCACCTATGTAATTATTATCTCCTAAAATTACATTATCACCTATGATTGCAGTTGGATGTATTGTGTTCATTTAGTTTTTTTATTTATCTAATACATCATTACCAAAATATTCGTTTAATTTCCTTTCAACTACTATTTCATTTCTATTGCTCTTTTTATTATGATACCAATTATGGCATTTAACACAAACTAAAGTAATATTAATTTTTTTATGTAAATATTCATGGTAAGGTTTTTCACTTCTGTAAATTATATGATGTGCTTCTAATTTTACATTACTTTTATTGCATTTCTCACAAAATAAATAATCATATTTTTCTTTTATATCATTTATATATTCTTTTCTATTCCTTTGAAATTCTCTTATGCCATCATTATTTTGTTTAGTACCTCTAATTTTTAATCCATGTTTATATGCAGGATTATTTATACCACTTCTATTATCTATTGATTCTTTACTCCATCTAAATTTTCTATCTTTCTTTTGGTTATCTATTCTACAATTAGCAGAACAAAATTTATCTAATGATGTATATGGTATATATTCTTTATCACAATTTTTACAAACTTTACTTTTAGGCTTATTTGATTTTTTATTTATATTATTTTTTATTTTACATTTAACTGAACAACAATTATTTACACTTGATTTTGGTATAAAATCTTTATTACAAATAATACAATTTTTACTTTCAAATATCTTTTTTCTTGAAATTAATTCAAATTCTCTTTGGCATTTAATATCACAATATTTTTTATATTTATTGCCCCATTT